TCCAGTTGGTGTTCGTATCACCAAAGATTCTATCATCAATGTCAATTCTGGACTGATGGATTCACGTAGAGCCGTCGTATTATCGTACCTACACAAAGCAATCAAACCACTCAATCAGTTGCGTATGATTGAAGATGCTACTGTTATCTATCGTATTTCAAGAGCACCTGAACGTAGAATATTCTACATTGACGTAGGTAACTTACCAAAACTAAAAGCAGAACAATATCTGCGCGATATCATGGTCAAGTATAAGAACAAACTTGTTTATGATGCAAATACAGGTGAAGTTCGTGATGACCGTAAGTTCCTGTCAATGATGGAAGACTTCTGGTTACCACGTAGAGATGGTGGTAAAGGTACAGAAATTCAAACATTACCTGGTGGTCAAAATCTAGGTGAACTAGAAGACGTTAAGTATTTTGAAAAGAAACTATACAAAGCATTGAACGTTCCTATTTCAAGACTTGAATCATCACAAGGATTTACAATTGGTCGGGCATCAGAAATTACTCGTGATGAATTAAAGTTTTCAAAGTTTATTGATAGACTACGTAATAAGTTTGCTGACCTATTCGACCAAGCATTGAGAGTACAATGTGTACTTAAAGGTATTTGTACAGCAGAAGAATATGACGAATTTAAAGAACATATTTTCTTTGACTTCATTAAAGATAATAACTTTGCAGAATTAAAAGATGCTGAGTTAATGAAAGAGAGACTTGCATTGTTGCAAGAAATTGATCCATATACTGGTCGTTATTTCTCAATGAATTGGATTCGTAGAAATGTATTAAGACTTTCTGACGAAGAAATGCAGGCAATTGATAAAGAAATCGAAAAAGAAAAAGGTGCAGGACTTGACGTACCTACTGATGTAATGAATCAAGTATTGCAACAACAAATGATGAACGCACTGCAACAAGACCCACAAGCAGAACCAGAACAAGGCGTTCCTGTTGTAAAGAAAACAGAAAGAAAACCACAACCAGAAAAAGAATCTAAAGGCGATTTAAATCTGGGTGAAAATTCGATGGTTTCTAGACTCCACAAAATATTATAAATATTCATTAACTGGTATCAATACCTAATAATTCAAGGAAAATAAAAATGGATACAAGAAAAATTATTGATTACGCACAAGACGGCAATGCTGTTGGTGTTCGTGAATCACTTTATGCTTCAATTTGGGACCGTGTTCATGCTGCTATTGAAGCAAAGAAACAAGAAATTGCACAAAATTTAGTTGCCCAAGAATCATACGAAGGTCCAGGTGACGATGAGGAAGATGATTGGGACGAAGAAGACGAACAAGTAAAAGAAGCATATCACGATGATGAAGAAGATGCAGATGTTCGTATCGCTGACAAAGAACTAAAGAAGAGAGGAATTTCTCTTCCCAAAGTAAAAGGTGTTAATCCAGACAAAGATATGTCAAAACTAGCAAAGCGCACTCCTAAAGAAAAAGAGGAAGATTGAAATGTTAACACTAAAGGAGTTCATGAACCGAGATACCAATCAGACTGATATGTTTGAGGAATCGGTTCAACTTCAAGAAGTGCAAAATCATGAACATCAAGCAGATCCTCCTAATGTACTAGTTATGCGTAGAGTTTCAATTCGTCAGTTTCCTCAAGGAAATAAAGTTGCGCTATATTACATAGAAGCATTAAATCAATACGTTACCGTTCCATACTCAACGCTAGGATGGAAATCAGAGAGTAAAAAAGGATAACAAATGGCAACCTCAAATAGTACACAGATATTAATTGACACCACAAAAAGAGCGGTAATCAAAAGAGTTGGTATTTTTGATACAGCAGGTGGCGATGAAGTGCAAACGGTGATGCTTGATCCCCGAGGTCTCAGTGGTGTTCTTGACGCAAACGGAAATCTTTGGCAGACAGGAAACACACTACCTGCAGGATTTGGTGGTTGCTTAACAGTAAAAAGAATTGTTTATAATGTTGATGCTGAAGTTGGTCACTTACAACTAAAGTGGCAAGGTGTAGATGGAGCAAACGACAAAACAATTTGGGCATTTGGTGTTGGTGCTGGTGATACAAATCCAAACGACAATCTTCCAGTGATTTGGAACAACTCACTAAATCCAACAGGAAACATTGTAATCAAGACTGTCGGTACAACAGCAAATGCTGCATACACATTGATTCTTGAAGTACATAAAGATGGCAGATACTTCCAAGCAGGTCAGTTCAACGATCCTGCCGCATTCAACTATCCACCATACGGTATCACACCATGAAACTAATTACAGAAGTTACAGAATCAGTAAGTTTTCTTACCGAAGAAGAAAACGGTAAAAAATCTCTGTATATAGAAGGACCATTTCTTGTCGCAGAAAAGCAGAACAGAAATGGTCGTATCTATAAAGAACCAACTCTTGCAAAAGAAGTTCAGAGATATACAGAAGAATACATCGAAAAAAATCGTGCCTTTGGTGAATTGGGTCATCCAGAAACACCAACAATTAACCTTGATAGAGTTGCAATTCTGATTAAGAAGTTACAAAAAGAAGGTTCAACTTGGATAGGCAAAGCAAAAATTCTTGACACACCGATGGGTAACATTGCAAGAAATCTGATTGAAGGTGGTGCTCAACTTGGAGTTTCATCTAGAGGTATGGGTTCTCTTAAAAATGTCAATGGTGTTAACGTAGTTCAAGATGATTTTCATCTAGCCACAGCGGCGGATATTGTAGCGGATCCTTCTGCACCTGGTGCTTTTGTACAAGGTATCATGGAAAGCAAGGAATGGATGTTAGTAAATGGCGTATGGACTGAAGTCGAATATACTCAAGCCAGAGAGGAAATTCGTAAGGCCTCAAGACGAGAAATCGAAGAAGTGAGTCTACGCATATTTGAAAACTTCATAAAAAAACTTTAATTATAAATATTCAATACAGAAAACAAGGAGATTTTCAAAATGGCAAAATACAATTTATCTGAGGCCGCTAAGGAAATTCTTGATGCATCCGTTGCATCAAAACGCGGTGGGCAAGATAAGCCAGCAAGACTTCATACCGACGTTGCTTATGGTACTAAAGAAGTAGGTATGGTTGGTCAATCACCAGAGAAAGAAACAGACGAGAACCCAAATTATACAAGCGGTGTCCCTTCTGCTACTCCTCCTGGCGCCACACCTCCAGTCGGTTCAGAGCCAATGCACAAACTATCTGGCCAACCTCAAGAGACTCAAGGCCGTTCAGATTTGAAAGTTGCACAACAATCAGATGCTACCGATTACGATTCAATTCGTGACCGCAAACCAGCAAAGCTGGCACAACAAATGATGTCTGCAAATCCAGGTGCTACATTCCAATCATATCACGAAGAAGCTGAATCTGATGATGAAGTCATCGACGAAGCACATGATGAAAAGCATGAAAAGCATGACGAACGTAAAGAAAAAATGCACATGAAGATGAAGCAGAAAATGAAGGAAGATATTGCTGCTCTCGTTTCAGGTGAAAATCTTTCAGAAGAATTCGTTCAAAAAGCAACAACAATTTTTGAAGCAGCAGTTATCGCTCGTGCAGAAGAAGTTATTGCTGAAGCAGAACAACAACTCGTTGAAGAATTTGAATTGGCAGTTGAAGAAATCAAGCAAGAACTGTCAGGAAAACTTGATGACTACCTAAACTACATGGTCGAAGAATGGATGTCAGAAAACGAACTCGCAATTGAAAGTGGTTTACGTGCTGAAGTTGTAGAAGAATTCATCTACAAACTACGTAATCTATTTGTTGAGTCATACATCGATATCCCAGAAGAAAGAGTTAACGTAGTCGAAGAACTAGTTGCTAAAGTTGAAGAACTAGAAGAAACTCTAAATGAAGAAATCAAGAAAAATGTTCAATTTGCAAAGACATTAGTTGAACATAAAAAGATTGAAGCCATCCGCGAAGCATGCGAAGGCCTAACTCAAACTCAGGCTGAGAAGCTAAAGGCACTTGCAGAAAGTGTTGATTACACCGATCCTGAAGAATTTGAAAGTGCAGTTGCAACATTGAAGGAATCATATTTTCCTGCTCAAGTAAAAGTAGCTGATTCTGACCAACTGAATGAAGAAATTCAGATTGAAGAAGAAGCACCAAAGAGCAAGGCCGCTGATCCTGATATGAATGTTTATGCACAAGCAATATCAAAAACACTTGCCAAATAAATAAGAAACCAACAAAAAACAAGGAGAAGTAAATGTACTTAACCGAAGAACTTCAAAAGAAATGGCAGCCAGTTCTGGAACATCCAGAACTAGACTCCATTAAGGATCCATACAAGAAGGCTGTTACAGCACTTGTTCTGGAAAACCAACAACAAGCAATGAACGAAGCAAGAATGCTTACCGAAGCTGGTCCAGGTCCAACAAACGTCACTGGTGGCGTTCAGAACTTTGACCCAATCCTGATTTCTCTTGTTCGTCGCGCTCTTCCAAACCTGATTGCTTATGACGTTGCTGGCGTTCAGCCAATGACTGGTCCAACAGGACTGATTTTCGCAATGCGCGCTCGTTACGATGCAATGGGTGGTTCAGAAGCATTCTACAACGAAGCAAATACCATTTTCTCAGGTACTGGTTCGCTTGCTAACCCATACGGTTTCCGCGGAACAAACACAACAGACGTTTCAGCAAACGCAGTTGGTAGCTTGACAGCAAACGCATTCACAACTGGTATTGGTCTACCAACAGCAACCGCTGAATATCTAGGTTCAAATGGTAACACAGCATTCGGTCAAATGGGCTTCAGCATTGAGAAAGTTACTGTAACTGCTCAATCACGCGCTCTGAAGGCTGAATACTCACTAGAACTAGCACAAGACCTGAAGGCAATCCATGGTCTAGATGCTGAGACAGAACTAAGCAACATTCTGTCAACAGAAGTTCTAGCAGAAATCAACCGCGAAGTTATCCGCACCATCTACACCTGCGCTGTTCCAGGTGCTCAGTACGGTACAGTAACTCAAGGTTATTTCGACCTAGACACAGATTCAAATGGCCGTTGGTCAGTTGAACGCTTCAAGGGTCTGATTTTCCAAATCGAACGTGATGCTAACGTTATCGCCAAGCAAACCCGTCGTGGTAAGGGTAACGTTCTGATTGTTTCTTCAGACGTTGCTTCAGCAATGGCAATGGCCGGGGTTCTATCATACACACCAGCACTTCAAGCAGACCTGTCAGTAGATGATACTGGCAACACATTTGCTGGACTTCTGCATGGTCG